GTCAGGATGTAGAAATATTTCACGTTGATAATTGTCTATTTTACAATCCATCACCAACTTGATATCTTTCGTATAATCTACCCAGGATAAACCTGATTGCAAAACATCTAACTCTAAAGGACAAACTATCTTACCTAACTGATCATGGAATCGGAAAGACCTCTTTAAAAAGGATACTTCTGATATATCTTGAAACTCCTGCGTTATAGGTTTCTTAGACGCATCTGTAAAACCTAATCCTAAAGATTCAAAATAGTCACGCATGGTTATAGCATTCAAAACATCATCGTGCTTCAAAACGGAGTTCAACTTGTCATCACCGTAAACATAGTCCACAACATCCGAAAAGAAACTATGAACCTGAGGCTTGATAGCCTTTGTTTTGAGTTGTCTGAAATACCACGCTGCTGTATACATTCTATTGATTAAACTGTTAAAGATTGCTGTCAAAAAATGTCCTGAAGACAATGAATGAGTTGTTATATACAAATCATCCAACATAATAACCAGAGAATGTATTAAGCATTCTAAAACCATAGCCGCAACTTTCGGTTGCGATCCAGTGTATTTAGCCATGATCACATCAAAAAGAGTTCTTTGGAACTCTGGAACCATTCCTTTATCCCACTTTGCGACATCTCCGGCAAAAACCTTACCCTTCTGTAACGTCTCATACATTTTAGGCCAAGCTTTAATAGGATTTACTCCTACCATCACTTGATTAAAATCTCTAAGATTTATTACAGATTCGACAAATTTTCCAAAATATCGCTTAGCTAGAATTTGTTGTATAATAGTTCCTACCCTGAAAGTTCTAGGAGTTCCCTCTTTCGAGTTACTTCTAACTTCATCTTTCGGGGTTTCTATCCAAAACAATTTAGTCCAGTCTTCTTCCGTCATCGTTCCCTCATTGACAGATTTTTCAAATCTCTCAATCTCTTCTATACACGCTTCCGTTAATGAACCCGTCTCAAAGTTAATATAATAATTTTTATCCTTATAACATTCGAAACCGTTCGAAGAATCCTTGTTTAATCCATTCAACAAAGAATTTCCTTTAACAACCTCATACCAAGGCAAATCACCAAAACTTTCAAACATTTTGTTCACAACTTTCGCTGCAAACTCAACCTCTTCCATCTCTGGCTGCCCTGGAACAGCAAAGGCCGCTTTTCCCACTTCTTTAACTGTAAACCTTCCAAATTTATCCAGCTTCGCTGGACTTCTAGAAATTGGATACAATCCATGTAGTGGTGATGGTCCTATATTAGTCTTCGTTATTGCATTAACAAACATCTTCTTATCTAACTTGATAGCACTAGAATTTGACTCTTTCATAGACTTAAAGTCTATGGGTAACAAATTCTTATCTGCTGCGAGTAAAGATCCTAACAACATACGTGTATTTCGCGACCACGCCATTCCTACTCCATAACCGATTGTTCTACTACCAGCTACGTGCATCCCTAATATTCCTCCTCCTGGAGAAAAAATAATGGAACCACACAACCCACTAAATTGCAGATCATAGACAAAAGCATCCTTAACAAAAAATGATCTTTTATCATTCTTATACCGCAAGTTAGCGTTGGGAGAAAACATTCCCACGGGACTTAACAACTCCGAAGAAACTACATAAGAAGGCTCATGTAAGTCTACGTCGTCTTTAAACCACTTAGAAATATTTTTAAAAGGTGAAGGATAAGAGTCACTTAGTTTACAAACTAATACATCTTCTTCTGTGTTTCGATAAACAACCTTCACCAGATCTCCATCTATTAATCGTTTGTTTTCCTGAGTATCATCAAAGACAATAATTGAAAATTTATCATCTTGAGATACATGAGAAGGCATTATTATAGACTTCCCAGAAATCAAACAACGCATAGATACAGATCCTTCGGAAGAGGTCACTCTAACATTTTTAACAAACTTTTGAATGGAAAAAACACTATTATGAGCTCCTTTCTGGTCGAACTTAAAATTCTCTGTTTTCAAGGGATTGAATTGTCTCGTCTTAAGATACTCTTTAAACCGAGGATCCTTAGTCAAACAATTTTCATTCTCAAATATGAAAGGAATAGACGGTAATCTATTGCCATCATTCTTATACACGTATTGTCTCCCTTTCTCACATCCTACAGATGTGACTACACCATCTTGGACGTCTACGACATATCTATGATCTTGTTCCCAATCTAAATTATTGAAAACCCACCAAACTGCTGATAAACCTAAACCTAAGCAGAAGAAACCGGTCAAATGAATTGCGTTATCCGCAATAAAATCCTTAATTTTAAAAATATACATAACAATGGTTGAAGTAAATTCAGTAAGCAACGATTAAAACAAATCCGAAATATAACCTGGCATTTTAGAAGACTCTGCA